GTTTAGCTGCTCCCTTCGCAAAGGGACCTTGTAACGAGATCACCAGAGTAAACAATGAGAATGAATTAGTTGAAATATTTGGTAAACCAGGCGTGGGTACCACAGATTATCACTACGAAACGTGGTATGCAGCATCCAATTTCTTATCATATGGTGGTAAGTTAGACATTGTAAGATCTGTAGGTGGTGACCTCAACACAGCAAACGTTGCTGTTGGTTCAGCAAGTATTACTCTTCTACTCGAAGGACTAGAAGATTATAACAATAACCAAGCAGATGATACTACATGGTATTTTGCAGGTAAAAATCCAGGTCACTGGGCAGAGAACATAAAAGTAGCGGTGATTGACAATGCTGCCGATCAAATAATCACACCAACATATGAGGGTAGTGATACTGCTGCTGATATTGACATTGGATTTGGTGTACAACAGAACTTGACAGGAGTCACTGTTGGGGTTGGTACAACCTCTGCTGCATCAGGTGTTCTAAAAGGTGTGGTCACAGGTAAAACAGCAACAACTATAGATGTCAAGGTTGTTAGCACAGTCATCGGTGGCGTAGAAAAATTAGTTGACTATCAATCAAATACACAGTTTGAATTCAAAACAGGTTCAGCAATTAGTTTTATAGACAATAGTGGATCTGCTGTGGCATCGAGTTCAACAATCACATCTGCTGACTGGTACAACAGTCAAAACATACTAACAAGTGTGGCAGACGGTGGTTCTGATTTTACCACAGTCACATGGAGATCTGTTCTCAACAAACCACAAACAAACAATTATGTGTCCCGAAGAGATGGAGACAACGATGCTCTCCACATTGTTGTTATTGATGCTGGCGGTGGAGTCACTGGAGATGTCGGACAAATTTTGGAGAAGTTTCCAAACTTATCCAAGGCGAAAGATGCTGTAGCATCTGGAAGTAAGTCTATATACTATAAAGATTTCTTAGCAGAAAATTCAGAGTTTATATTTTCTGGACAACATGTAACTGCAGCAGACGATGCACATCATGGCACACTTGTTTTACCAGGTGGTTTAGGTGCTGCTTCAAGTGGATTCTCATCTATCACATCTGCTGAAGGTGCGTGGGGACAAGATGCTAAAAACATCAAGTTCAGTTCTATAGGTAACAAAGGTTATTCACTGACAGGTGGTCTTGATTATACTGGTGTTGGTGAATATAATCCACCTTTAGGTGATATACTTACAGCATACGATAAGTTTTCAGATCCTATTGACAGTGACATCAGGTTCTTACTGCAAGGTGGATGTTCTGGAACAAAAGAAGAAGAGCAGGCAAAAGCAAACAAACTAATACAAATAGCAGAGGGTAGAAAGGATTGTGTTGCGGTGATATCACCCAACAGAGATTCTGTGGTGAATGTCACAGATTCTGCAACTCAATTGTCTAACGTTCTATCATTCTTTGGACCTCTTACGTCATCGTCATACGTGGTATTCGATTCTGGATTCCAGTATGTGTATGACAGGTTCAATAAAAAGTTCATTTACATGCCTACCTCTGCAGATGTAGCAGGTTGCATGGTAAGAACAGACAGAGATTTCTTCCCATGGTTCTCACCTGCAGGTACAACCAGAGGTGGATTGAACTTTGCAATCAAACTTGCGTTCAATCCTGGTAAGGATGCTAGAGATCAGTTGTATTCAAATAGGATCAACCCAATCACATCTAAACCTGGTGACGGTATCATATTATTTGGTGATAAGACAGGTCTATCATTCGAGAGTGCGTTTGATCGCATCAATGTGAGAAGACTGTTCATCACAATTGAGCAAGCAATTGAGAACGCTGCGAAGTCAGTACTATTTGAACTCAACGACGCAGGCACAAGATCAAACTTCATCAACATAGTTGAACCATTCCTAAGGGATGTTCAGGCGAAGAGAGGTATACAAGACTTCCTCGTCATATGTGATGAGACAAACAACACACCAGATGTTATTGATCGTAATGAGTTCCTTGCTGACATCTTTGTGAAACCAGCAAGATCAATCAACTTCATTGGTCTAACATTTGTTGCTACAAGAACTGGAGTTTCCTTCAGTGAAGTTGTAGGAACTGTGTAATAGGAGACCCACACAATTATGGCATTAAACAGAAACATTTTTTCGGTTCCCAACAACGAAAGATCAATTGATTCATTCAAGGCAAGACTTGTACAGGGTGGTGCTCGTCCTAATCTCTTTGAGGTTGAGATGGACTTCCCTTCAGGTGTTGGAATATTTGATGATGAGATTGAAAACACAACTCATCGCATGATGATCAAGGGAGCACAGTTACCTGCATCAAACATACAGGAGGTTGTCGTGCCTTTCAGAGGTAGACAATTGAAAGTGGCAGGTGACAGAAGGTTCGACCCATGGACAATCACAGTCATCAATGACGGTGATTTCAAACTCAGAGAAGCATTTGAAAGGTGGGCAAACTTTATCATCAAAGTATCTGACGGTTCTGGTACAATCAATCCTACAGATTACTTTGCTGATTGGGTTGTCAACCAACTAGGAAGGGCAGACACCGATCTAAACATTCGTGGAGATCAAAGTGGTGCGACATTACCAGTGTTGCGTAGATACAAGATGCATGGTTGCTGGCCTTCAGTGGTAAGTCCGATAGAATTATCTTACGATACAGCAGACACGGTTGAAGAATTCCAAGTTACCCTCCAAGTGCAATGGTGGGAAGCATACGATGCCCGAAATCAAGATTCTGTGGTATAATACATAGAAAGACAGGAAAAATATTATGGCAAAACTCTTTGGGTTCTCGATTGAGGATCCCAATGATAAGAAAAAGAAAGGTGTAATCAGTCCAGTTCCTCCTAACAACGAGGACGGGGCTGATTATTTTCTATCGTCGGGATTTTATGGTCAGTACGTTGACATCGAGGGTGTCTTTCGTACAGAGTTTGACGTAATAAAACGTTATCGTGACATGGCATTGCATCCTGAGTGTGACACTGCTATAGAACACGTCGTAAATGAGGCGATTGTATCAGATTCCAATGATAGTCCTGTAGAAATAAACCTTGATAACCTCAATGTAAGTGATAATCTGAAGAAAGTAGTAAGAGAAGAGTTCAAAGGTGTCAAAGATTTACTACAATTTGACAAAAAAGCACACGAAATTTTTAGAAACTGGTATACAGACGGTAGATTATACTATCACAAGGTAATTGACACACAAAAACCAGACGAAGGCATACAAGAAGTAAGATATATTGACTCTCTCAAACTAAAATTCATGAGAGTGAGACCTACCAAGGAGAAAGGTGCAAGGGGAGCAGAGGGAATACCTGCATTACCTTACTCTGGTAACGAAACTATCACTAAAGACACTAAGATAGAGGAATTTTATACTTATTACCCACAAGGTATGGCACAGAAGTATGGTTCTGTAGCAGGTAAGGGTATAAGAATAGCAAAAGATGCGATCACATACGTGCATTCTGGTCTTGTAGATAGAAATAAGAAGATTACACTGTCATATCTACACAAAGCGATCAAAGGACTCAATCAATTACGCATGATTGAGGATTCTCTTGTCATTTACAGGTTGTCAAGGGCACCAGAACGTAGAATATTCTACATTGACGTTGGTAATCTACCTAAGGTCAAGGCAGAACAGTATTTACGTGACGTTATGAGTCGCTATCGTAACAAATTAGTGTATGATGCTAACACAGGTGAGATAAAAGACGATAAGAAGTTCATGTCTATGCTTGAGGATTTCTGGTTACCACGTAGAGAGGGTGGTAGAGGCACAGAGATCTCTACATTACCTGGTGGACAGAACTTAGGGGAACTTACAGACATAGAATACTTCCAGAAAAAATTATATCGTGCATTGAACGTGCCAGAATCACGCATAGGTGCAGACCAAGGGTTCAATCTTGGTAGATCATCAGAAATTTTACGTGACGAACTCATGTTTAGTAAGTTTGTGGGTAGATTGAGAAAAAGATTCAGTGGTTTGTTCATTGACATGCTCAAGACACAATTGATATTGAAAAATATTGTGACTCCTGAGGATTTTGAGAAGATGGCAGAGCACATACAGTTTGATTACAAGTATGACAACCATTTTGCTGAACTCAAAGACCATGAGTTGATGACAGAGCGTCTCAATATCATGGTTGCCATTGAACCATACATCGGAACATACTATTCAAGAGATTATGTGAAGCGTAAAGTTCTACGTCAGACTGATGAGGAAATAGAAGAGATGGCACAGGAGATGCAAGAGGAGAATGAGGCAGGCATAGGTGTACCACTTGAAACGCAGAATCAAATGATGCAAGGTGCGATTGACGCAGAGAAACAAAGACAAGGTAACCTTGGTAAAAACAAAACTGAACCCTCTCTCGACAACAAGAAAAATGGAGGACGCACAGAGGCACCAGAAATAGACATCAAGAAAGCGAAGATATAAATATAACTAGCGTTTTATAATATTTGAATGGATTCTGCTGAATTTATTGACATGGTTGCAAACGATGCTCCGTCTGCGGAAGTATCTGATGCTTTGAAACAAATGATGTTTGCAAAATCTGCTGAGTTTGTGGATGCTGCTGCACCTGAGGTTGCTAAAACTTTGTTTGGCGAACCTGAGGAGGGCGATCCCTTGCCTGAGGTGGGTGATGGTTTTGAAGAACCAGAAGCAAACGCTGAACTTGAACAAGAACCTGAACAGGAAGAAGAATGAGTGCATCACAACCACTATCATTAGTAACAGATTATGGTGAACTTAGCAGTGCTAACGCAACGTCTGCTGTAACATCTGCTCAGACAGTGAAGACTGGTGTGCTTTACGTAGTCTGTTCAGAAGCAAAAGCAGGTGGACACATCGCAGTTTGCAATACCGCAAACCAAGCAGGTGTTGGATCATTTCATGTAGCGAAGGGAGATTCATTCCTGTATCGTTACGGACATCCAGCTAAAGCACCAGTTTCTGCTATCAGTAAAGCAGCATCTGCAGTCATAACTATTGATCATACAGATACAAAATTACAGGTGGGTGACTTCGTTACTCTCTCTGGATCATCTGTAGGTACATACAATAGCACGATTGCACATAAAGAGATTACAGCAATTCAAAGACCACAAAGAGTCAATGAATTCAAAACAACTATCACAGTTGATGCTGACACATCATCTCTAGCAGATTTTACTGGCACAGCGACATTATCTAAGTCTGTCATATTCAGACTGGCACCCGAAACAGCATCGGGATGTACGTTACACTTACATGAGGTAGGAATAGGATGAAGTTAATTTCAGAAGAAATAGAATCAGTCGATATTCTTACTGAAGAAAAAGACGGAAAGAAAACTCTTTATAT